TCTTTTAGTCTTTGTTTTACTTTTTCGTCACTAAGTCTATTACCACTTTCATCAATAGTAGGAGCAGTAATCCATCCAGTGCCAAAAGGTATTGTAGTACTTACCTCAGAATACCTAGTTCCTTTTTCACCAGTTACTTCACCAGTTTCATCAATCCAAACAGGTCTTCCACGTAATGTTTTTTCATTTGTTTTAGATCTAGGTCTAAGTTTAGGCTTGGTCTGGTTGAGGTCCATTCACTTCGTCCCTTAAATTTTTTAATCCACGTAAAGCTCTTGCTTGACCTTGTAATCTAAAGAAGTCTTCTTCTCTTTGGGTTTGTTCCATTTGTGTGTGAATATAATTTATTCTTCGATCTAATTCATCGTTAAAGGAATCCCAGACATCCTTGTTATTCACTAATAGTTTTAAGTTCATTGTTATCCTTGCCCTGTGTTGGCTGAGAACCCTGGTTCATTAGGTGTAGGAACTGAACCTGTCCCTACTTGTCCACCACCAGATCCCTGTGTATCTTGGGCTTGTGCTCCTGCAGGTGCTCCCTGTGGTGCTTGAGGTGGAGGTGGATTTTCTGCTTGGAACTTCTTGAGTATCTCAGCTTGTACTGCTGCATCTGTCATTGAGTTAGCAACTTTATCAGGATCAAGATCCATAGAGTTTGCAATCTCTCTGATAATATAATCCATTTTTGCGAATGGTGCAAGTGCAGGATTCTGTACAACTCCAAGGAACTGCATCAAACGTTGGCTACGTACTTCGTTAGCCATCAGTGAGTTTGTACCTTCAGCTTTTACTTCTAAGTCACCCTTAATTTCAGGATCAAAGTCAAACTGCATGTTAAAACTAAAAAATGCTTTGGCTAGAGGACCAAGTAAATAGTCATCTATATTCTTTACTACAGTCCTAATGCTGCCATTGGCAGCAGACATAAGCATAGAAATACCAGAAGCAGTACGACCCACACCACTAACGCCTGTTTGACCATGAGCGAAAGATGGGAAACCAGTTGATTCATCTGCTAATACCCTTGCTTTATCGAACATCTGCATGTTCTCGTTAGATACGTTGGGGAACTTAGTTCCAAAGATACTCTGACCAGGTGCTCCCCCCATTCTTCTCAGGACTTTGCCAGGGTACATTGTTAAGTCTTGACCTGGAGCGAGATTAGTCTCATCCACTTCAATTAACAAGTTACCTGATAGTGCTGCGTTGTCCACACTCATACGCATGAACCCATTCATAAGGGTTTGAGTGTCATCCATATTCTCAGCTATACCTACCCCAAAGAAGCTGTAAGGATTAATTTCGTAAGGTACAGCATAGTAAGGAAGGATAGCAGGAGTAAAAGGATTCATTACAAGACGTAGTACCTGTCCGTTACAAATCCAGATATTAGCTGATACTTGATCCTGATCTTTCAACTCCTTTGGAATATCTACATCATGATCTTCTAAAATGTCTGTGTCTACGTAACCCCAGAACTCAAGGACGTTATAGCGTTCTGCCCTAGTCTCTTGGTCAGCGTCTTCCATGACCTGTTCCCACCACTCTTTAGTGTAGGACTCTCCAAGTTCAATAGCTGCATCAATTGCGTTTGATCTAAAGAAAGGTCTGTTCTTTAATCCTCTCATTTGAGAGCGAGACATCTTATGTCGTTCTACTACGTACTCTGCCTCATCCATGTTGTTAGCATCAGGATCAGGGTAAAAGTTCCAGATACTTACGCTAGAAGTCTGTGGTATTGTTTTGTACATAGGAGAGTAATTACCCTCATCATCCCAGTTAGGATACTCTTTATCTAACGCCATTGGCCCCTTCATAATACCTGTGCCAAATAGAGCAGTCTCAAAGGCTGTATTACGTAGTTGCTTGCTTGCGTTAGACTCTTCTAACTGATCATGTATTTTCTTTTCCATCTTTTTTGCTGCAACCATTGCAGGGTGAAAAGTAGGCTGTGAGGGTGTAAGTCCTGGTCCCTCTTTTAGTTCGTCAATAACAGGGTCAAGTCTATCTTTCATTCCTGCTAGACGTTCACGTAAATCAATTATTGTTTCTCCAGGCTGTAGCTTCGTATCCTCTGGTGTCATCTGAGGAGCACCCCCTGTAGCCTGTTTGATCTGAGGATTAGCCTCAAAGTGAACAGACTCTGCTACACCATCTGGTAAGCGAGTAGGGTTGATAGAAATAGGAAACTTGTGAGAACCAAAGAGTACATCGACAATCTGACCATAGGCTGCAAGAACCTTGGTCTTAGTGACTTTAACAAACACCCTAGACTTTTCTGTAGAGGTAAACTGAACATCAGGCCCATAGATACCCCTATAGTTTTGATAGGATTTAATCCAACGCTGTTCGTCTGAGTACCTAGCCTTATCAGCTTTGCTATAACGATCTTGTACAAAGTCAACAATATTACCTACAGTTGGATCACTATAAACGTCATTGTCAGGTATATCATCTGCGTAAGAGGATGTTGCCTCATCTATTGATAAAGTATCTGATTCAAAAATGTCATCTTCTTCCATGAGTATTCCTTAATATCCAAATGTAGGGTCTGAAGCCTGAAAGCCTGTCCGTTGTGAAGCAGGGTCAAAATCAAATATACTGCTTCTGGGTCTTGTCATTATACCATACCTTAAGGCATCATATAAGTGATCTTCTGCGTTTGTGTCTACATCTTCAGGGTTTCGTTTGTCTAGAGGAATAGAGGGTAGCTGAGATATAGTATTAACGCAATTAGAAAATAAGACAAGTCTTGGCTCCTCTGTAAACTCATCAACCTGTAGTCTTCTGTGTAACTCGTTCTTACCTGCTACACGAGAACCTTTTGATCTGTCTGAGGGTTTCCAACGACAGCCCTTCAAGATCATTTGTTCTGCGAGGCTAGGGCCAGTGTCTCCACGCTTATGCCAAAGAGAAGAGTCAAGCACCCCATACTTTATTTTCTCGTCACCTTCTATGTCCAGGATCATGTCAGCCAGGTCAGTCGCTATGATTTTAGATACATATAACTCTCTGTAGACAATTAGCTGTTCAGATCCTGGAACAACTGCTAACCAGACTACCCCAGTGTGAGATCCGTACCCATAGTCACAAGCTCTAAATCTTGTCCAGTTACTAGGTATATCATATGGATCAACAACGTGGATACGTCTGTTAAACTCTGGAAAGGCTGCACCCTCGTTTATATCCCAGTCACCCTCAAGAAGTTGTCTTCGCTGATGCTCTGGTAAGGATAAAAGGTTTGCCTCGTACATCCCATCTTCAGATAGATAGGGATTATCAAATAACGTAGCAGGAATAAACTTTCTTTTAAATAAAGGTTCACCCTCTCTTGTGTGTCCTCTAGGCCAACAGATTACTTCACCATTTTCATCGGTTGCCCAAAAAGATTGATCTGGAGTGTTAGGGTCTATGAAGTGTCGTTTTACCCACTGATGCCCTGGTCCTCCTGGGTTACTTGTTGCCCTCATGTAAAGAGGTAGACCACTGGCTCTTGTGCTACGTAACCTGGATCGCATGTAATTCCAAGAGTAACTTGAGGGCCACTGAGTTAACTCGTCAAACCCTATCCAGTTAAAGGCTTGCCCTTGGTATCTCATAACGTCATCATCTCTGTCGAGGTATGACATCCATAGAGTTGCACCATTAGGGGCTACCCAGGTCTTATCTCTTTCCATAAACCTTATACCAGGAACAGCCTGTGGATAAAGTTGCTTGCTTACTGATATGAGTTCTCTGAGTTCTTCTGTTGATCTACGTACAAGAAGCATTCTTGCATGTGGATTACTAAAATATCTAACAGGATCAGCAACTAAGCTATAGCTCTTTCCACCCCCTGCTGCTCCTCCATAGAGTACTTCTTGTTCTGTCGCAGCTAAGAATCTAGTCTGTGGTCCTGGATTAGGCTCGAATATCACCTTTTGTTTGACCACAGAAGGGACAGCACTCCCCTCTTTCGAGTTTGATGTAGTCCTCATCTGGGTCAAGACTTCTGGTGTTTCTACCACCAATTCTTTCTTCTTCGATTTTCTGGCTTTTCCTTGACGCTTCTTTATATTTTTTGGCATACTGTCTGTAGTTGGAGGATGCCCTGCGTCTTTTTTCTTCCATTCTGACACGTTTGTATAACCCTGTATGTGAGATGTTTCTACCAGACTGATCAGACAACCACTTAGCTACTTGTCTAACACTATAGTCTTGAAGAAACAACTTTGCTTTTTCTAAAAGTTCTAGTTCTTCAGGGATAGGAATTAAAAGAAATTCATCTTCTTCATCCTGTTTATAACCAAATGGTATATGTCTTCCTACTCTAACTACAGGATACCACTCACCCTTTTCACCTTGAAGTGGAATCTGCCAGTCTACCTTAGTTGGATGGTCTGCCTCTGATGCTCTCTTACTCATTATCTTTCGCAGGTAAAATAAATAAAGGCTCTGTAGCTTTTACTTCTACCTTATCTGTTTTTGCAAATCCTGCACGATCTAAAATATCTTTAGCTGCTAACATCTTTTCTTTTACACCTAGATCAGTGGGGTCAGCCATAACAGAAAACATAGTGTACGCAGCCTTAGTTGAAGATTGTGCTATAAACTTCTTTGTAAGGTCTGCAATCTCATCTGTCAAGACATTAACAATACTTGTTGAGGACACAGCAGAAGAATATCCTGCAAGTTTCTTAGCCTGTACAGGATCACCCTTTGCTTCCTCAAAAAGGACATCAAGAAACTTCTGCTGTTTTTCTGTAAGTTGTCTAGCCATTTTTCACCATATATGCTATGAGAACAAGAACACCAATGGCTGATACAAGAAGAATACCTGTAATACCCCAGGTTATTATTGCTTCTTGTATTTCTGCTTTACGATACTCTTGATCTCTTTTTTGTTTACGTATTCTACCTTCAGTAGCTACAAGCTCATCCCAAACAGATGGCCCATACGTAAAACTGATCCAGTCTTTTAACTCTTTTCGCATGGCTTCAGCTTTCTTTTTAGCAGTAAATATTTCTAAAGCTTCTGCTTCAACAGAACCCCCTAATGATTTCCACCAAGGAGGGTTCTTGTTTTTCTGCTCTAAATAGGACAAGTCGCTCATGCTACTAGCCCACTGATTTAGTTGACCACCCATTTCTTGAAGATCTTTTCCGAACTGGAAACCTTTCTTCAACGCATTGAACGCTACGGTAGCTCCACCGATTATTGTTACTGGGTCCACGAGCCTCCTCCCAAAGTACTCCTACTATCATCACTAAAATTATTTGTTTCTTTCAGATAGATTTACCGTAGAGTATAGCTCTTTCTATATCGTGCCTACCGATACCTAAATCTTTTAATTCTCTGTCAGTCATTCTGCTAAGTTGTATACGTGCAATCTTACGTCTTGCTGACTCTGTTCTTGCCTCTACTACTTTGTTAAAGATTCTTTTAAACATGTAACTATCCTTTTGTTGTGTTAGCCCTAACTAGGCAAGGATAGTTATATGTTATTAGTTATATCATACTAGTGACATTTATGCAACCCTGTTATGTTGGTTGGTAATGTTCTTCCCCAGATAAAATAATGTGAGCGTCAGCACCACTCTCTTCAAAGCCTACTATTTTGTCTCCTGCAGACAGAGCAAGATAACCCCCACCCTGAATAACTTCTTCAAGACTATTACCTGCAAGACTGTGATCATCCACAATAAAATGATAAGTTGTAGTAGAAGCTTCATACCATTGAAGACTATACTTTTTAGTAGAGTTAGCACCTATAGATACGTGCAAAAATTTAATCAAAGATACGTAATTGTTAGGGCAAGTATAAATAGTATTACCACTTGCCCCACCTGCAGTTGCAGTCAGGTCTTTTGCAGCAGAAAAGAATTTAGCATTTGCTAAAGAAGTCATTTCTTTACTACTTTAGTTGTCCAGGCTTCATTAACGTCAGGGGTAGAAGGGTCATCTTTAACGTAGTGACCTTTATCGTTACGAGCACGTACCTGCACTTCTTCAGTTCCTTTTACAAACTCAAGAACAGCAGGATCTTTAGTATGCCACTCCCCACGAATATACTCAGCTAGAACAGCACCATATTGATCGACTACTTTATTATCTTCTACTTTCATTTATACTTACCTTTCACACCAAACTTTTTCTTGTGCTCTGTAATAGACTCTTCTTTAAGACGAGTCGTATAGAGTTTACCTTTCCAAGTAAACGTTGGTTTCTTGGCTGACCTGTTACGTCTAAAGGCTGAAGCAAAAGAATCATTTGTTACTGGCCCCTGTGCAGGACGCTTCTCTGGCTTCTTGTTTGGTTTACTGTCTGGTTTCTTCTTGGTAGGTGGTCCTTTACGTGGAGGAGCTTTTACAGAAGGTTTTGTTTTCTTAGGAGCTACAGTCTTTGGTTTAGTCCTTCTATCCTGCTCCTTCTTTTTCTTATCCTCTGGAGGAACAGTCTTTACTTCTGGCCCACTATCTAGAGTGGAAATTCTTCCAAGGGCTGCAGCACTATCTTTAGGCTTTGGTCTTGGAACATTACGAACAGAGTAATCCCTGTTGTCAGGTTTAGACTTAGAACCTCCTATTGTCTTTGCGTCATCACCTGGCCTCTTAGGTTTCCCAGGAGAAGTAGTCATCACATTTTTAGGTTTGCTCTTTACAGATGCAGGAGGTTTCCTGTCAATCTTTGGTTTCTTATCTATACTAGTACTACCACCTGGCTTCTTAGGTGCAGGACTAGGTGCAGGTTTTTGAAACTTACCTGTCTTTGGATTCATTGGCTGTCTCAAAGACTTGGGGGGTGGTTTCAAATTATTGACGTTAATTCCTTTAGGGGGTTTTGTTACAATGCGTACCCTTGGGTTGTTGTTCTTTATTGCGTTAGCAATAGGCTTTGTTGTCCTAAAGAACTTACCTAGGTACTCAATAACAACTTTGCCAGTTTTACTCTTAGCTGCTTCTTTAGCTAGACCTTTTAAAATAGCATTCATTGTTACTTACCTTTCTTGTAGGTATTAGGTGCTTTTTTAATTCCTGTACTAATTTCGCTAGAAGACTTAACCATACCACCTACGTTGTACATAGCAACCTTACCACCTTTAGCGTAAGCTTTTTTCTTCATGTTAGCTCCACCCATAGCATACCCTTTTTTCTTCATAGGCATACCACCCTTGTTCATGTAACCCATGTTGTTACGAACTGATGTAGGTAATTTCTTTAGTCCAGTCTGGTTTGCACTAGGAGCTTTTAATCCTCCTGCTGCATAACCTTTCTTTTTCATGTTAGCACCACCCATTGCGTAACCTTTTTTCTTCATCTTTTTCATTGTTCTTCCTCACTATTAATACTGTACAAATTGTTAAAGACTCGTTGCGTATCCCATACATAGTCTACGTCTTCTTTTGAGTTATATATGTGCTGATTAGGTTTAAAGTCTGGAGCACCTTCTCCAGTTTCAAACCACGCAGGGTGAGTTACTCTCACTCTATTATTGGGCAACGCAACTATGTTACCTGTGTATTCTCCTGCGTCTAACAACTCTAAGACATGAGACTGTTTATGCTGTGCAGGGTCATCTGCTACTTCGTTGTCTGTGTAATCGACAGTAAAGTAATACTTTGCAGGATAGAACTGCCCATCTACTTTTGCTATCCAGGGGGCAGGACTAGCTCTTTCTAATTTGTAGACTGAGTGAGTATGAGACATACAATCCCAGGGTTGTGCTAAGTATGGTGGTAACTCTGTAGGCCAATCCTCTAGGGGGGTATCTGCCACGAGTGCTGTAAGAGGCATCCTTGCCCACATTGCACCACCATGTATATTCTCTGAGTCATCAAAGTCTGACTCGCAACCTGTAAATATAACTTGGAAACTCAGGGTTCTGTTTGGCATGGTGGTCACACCTATGACCATTGCGTGTAAGAACTCACCCTCGTATTCCTCTAGGTTCTTTGTGTATTCTCTTCGTACCCATGCTTTGAAGTATGGTACGCTGCTAGTAAGAAATGGCATTCTATTTTTTCTTTCTAGCTAGACCTCCCTTACTAGCTCTGTATGGTTTAACTTTCTTTGCTACACCCTTTGGTTGGGCAACAAACTGTTTTCCTTTTTTATTTCCTGTAGCCTTGGCTTTATTAGTAGCAGCCTTTTCTCCAGGTGTCAAAGCATTCCATGCCTTGTCAGGCAAGTACCTCTTCTTACCCTTAGATGGTGATCCATCAGAAGTTCTCCACTTCTGCTGACCCCATTTCTTAAGAGACTTCTGAGGAGCTTTCAAGTCTTGTACCCTCCACCTTTAGCTTTGTATTGTTTGGCTAACATCTGAGCTTTACGAGCAGACCACTGACCAGGGTTTCCACCCTTGCCCCCTGCTTTAATTGAGTTAAATAAAGTTTTTCTCATTCCAGGTTTTGTGTAGTTACCTGCTTTGTTTACAGTGCTACCACCTGCAGACATGCCAGTTACTTTCTTTAAAGTCTTGGCTTGTCCTGCATGAGCCTTAACAGCTTTCTTTAAACCTTTAATTACTTTTTTTACTTTAGTTTTATTTTGTTTTGATAAAGCCATATTCCTACGCCTTGCAATTACAATCTGCGCCACACTTAATATTTAATAGTGCACAAGCTACTCTTTTTAAGTATCTTCCTACCCATCTTATTACTCTCATAGTGAAACTCCCATATTTATTTTTTTACATTCTGGTATTGCTAGATACCCTTGTTCTTGAAAGTACCTAGCTACTATTAGTGCTTCTTGAATACATGCTTGCTCTGTAGGAAATGTTGCTTCTGTCTTAGCCAGTACCTCACAGGATAACGCAGAAGGTCCAGTACAAATAAGCATGAACGCTATCCACATTAGAAACTGACTGTAGCCCCTACAGTTACGTCACCAAATTCTAGGTCAGCATCTGTAGATACTTCAGTATATAAACTAATGTTTGTGCTTGGAACTGTGTAGTCCACAGTAAAGTCTAGACCTTGAAAGATATCTCCTTCGTCTAATTCTAACATGTCAATGTCAGTGGCTAATGTAAAACCTACACCCAAAGCAGTCATTCCTGCTGATGGTGTTAGTTCCCATTCCCATTCCTCTGAACCAGTTGTGTAATTAATGTCTGTATCTGCACCAAGAGACAGTGTTTGTCCTGCTACAGAGAAGTCTTTGGCATAAGATGTTGTTGCTGCTAGTAAGGAAGCAAAGCCTACCCATGCTGTGATTATTGCGATTTCTTTTTTGTTCATTATCTTAAGATCCTTTTTTCCATTTCTTAGAAGGTGATTTTGTTTTGGAGGGACTCCACTTTACTTTATCAGCCCAGTATGCTGCAGACATTTTACCCTTTGATATGTTCTTTGCGTGGCGAGACTTAAACGCTTCTCTCTGTCCTGCAGTCTGATTGGTTTTTACACCCTTCTGACCAAACTTAATATATTTATATTTACCCCCTTCAGATGCCATAACATGATGTGACTTGCCACTGCTGTCACTTAAACGTTGAGGTTTGTTGACACCCTTGAGGCCAACAGCTTTCATTTTGTTTTTGACTCGTTCAGGTATACTCATGTTTTGTACCTGTCATACTTGGGGTTATCCTTTCGTCCAAACAATCTTAGCACAAAGTTTATAAAACCTCTAGCAATTTCTGTAGGAGTTGGCAAGAGCCAACCTAGAATAAGGAGTAAAATAACCCAGGGTGGTATATTTGTGTTGATGATGTCTAGGTTTTCCACACTACCTGTTTCAACCTCTTTTAGTACTTCGGTTTGAATTACATCTCTACCTGCAGAAACTTCTTCACTTTGTTCTACAGATAGGACTGACTGCCTATTCTCTTTTCCTATTTGGGCATTGCTGTTGACTGTAGGTCCACCAGATCCACCAAAGGGAAGTAGGGATGTTAGTCCACACCCAGATAAAAAGAGGAGTAGTATTAACCATCTCATCTCTCTCTTAGAGCCTGTTCTATACTATCTAGTTTGTTAAAGATAGCTTTGATAGTTTCTTTTATCTCTTTTATTTCTCTGTCGTAAGCTAGTCTGTTAGCTTCTTGTTGAGCTTGTAAAACTGCTATATCTCTTTCGTTCTTTGTTGATTTCATAAACAGAAACCAGACAACAAAGACTAGGGGTGCACCTATCCACTGGGCTATGAACTCTACCATTTCCACTTTACATCAATTCAAAGTGGGGAGCATCAATGAAGGGTCTACGCCCCTGGCTGCGTCTTAGATCAACATATGCCATCATAGCATCTTCTGCGCTGCCTGGGTAAGATCTTATACTTCCTTCACTCCAGGCTGCTCCCCATTTTATACTGCAACCAACTTCTTCTGCTGCTTGCTTGAATGCGTCACAAATATCATCGTACAGGTTTAGTTCCCAGGATACATCTGGTCCTATGTAGGCTACTACATCTACTGCGTGGCTAAAGCCATCGTCCTGTAGTAAATGCTTACTAGCCATTGTCTGAGATCTTCCTGCAGCTACGTTAGCCTTTTGCTCATCTAAGGTTCTTACACCCTGCGTCACTCCAAAGTCTACTTCGGTCAGTTGAATAGCTCGTTCAACTACTGCTGTTAAATGTGGGTGGACACCCTCTAGTCTATCTAGAGATCTTTGGCTTAGTCTGAAACTCATCTCATATCCTTTTTCATTGCTACCTTATTGCCCATTGGCTTACCTGCCATGTAAGCTGTAGCTCCCATGTAGGCTGCTACGATACCTGTTTGAGCAATGTAAAATAACCCAAGCAAGTCTGCTAGGGCTGCTACTCTTGTGTCTGACATTAGGGGTGTAAATAAAACAACTGTGAAACCAATCATCATCACCATAGCTATCCAAGCCATTTTCTTTTGAGACTCAGCTTTTTCTTCTCGTAGCTCAACCTCGAGCATACGTTCTTTCATAGCTACTTCTTGTTCTGTGATCTTACCATCACCATCTACGTCAAAGTCTATTACCATTTATTCCCCCACAACTTCTTTAGTTCCACAGACACGTTGGTACACCATGTCATCAACGTAGGCTTCAGCCCACTTGTTTTCAGTGAAAGTACAAAACGTCCACAGATCATTTATGTCTAGGTCTAATAGTTCTAGTTTCTGTTGTTGTTCTGATACTTTGTTTTGTAGATGTTCTATGTCATGGACTAGGTTGCTGATGTACCACACCAGGGCCACCAACTGCACAGCCATTGCGAAAACCAGTGCGACTGGAATCTTAAAACCATCCATGTGTTTACTCCCAATGTCTTTTTCTGCTTGGATCTAGAACGTCAGCTTTCTTAAGCATACCCTCAAGGTACATAGCTCTTTCCATTCTATCTAGAGATACCCAGTGTCCTGTAGATTCGTAGTAAGCTCTGCGAATATAGAATACGTCAGAACGAGGGATGTGTACCCTACGTAACTTCTTTTCGTTTTTATCTGCTAAAGCTTTGTAGAACTCTTCCAGTACTGAGTCAGACTCAAAGTACTTAATTCTTTTGTTCATTATTTTTACTTGTGTTGTGTAGTTGTACTTAAAGTAAACCTCAAGTCAACAAGTCTCTTTCTTTTTCTTGCGAAAAAGGGACTACAAAAAATGATAGAGGTTATTACTTATAGTAATACTTTAAGTATTATTAAATATAAGAATATAAAATAAAAGAGTAAGACCTTAAGTATTACTATAAGTATTATATACTATAAGTTATACACGCTTCAAGTATAAAACAAGAGTAA